TTTTCTTGTACTTGTTCTTTTTCTTGTACTTGTTCTTTTTCTTGTACTTGTTCTTGCTTTCGCTCTGCCCTTGCTTCCGTTCTGCTTTCGCTTTTCTTCTCATTTGCTTTCGGCTTGCTTTCCGTTTGCTTTGGCCTTCCCCCGGACTTGCCTGCCTCTGATTTCCGCCTGCTTGCGTCTAGGTTTGGCTTACTCAGCTCAAACGCAATCGCGGCGGAATCAGGCAGTTTATCAAGGTCCGGGAGTATCCCGGTGAGCGCATAGGCGCATATTGCGTCGTATGCGTCACACCGGGCCGCCTTATTACGGATGCGGGAAACAGCCCGGAAGAAAGAAGCGTAGAATGTAAACTGTTCCCTGTTCATAGGTACACCTTAAAATGGCAGTTCCCCGCCATCACCGAATGACTCGCCAAATTGACCAGACGAAGAAGGCTGAGACCAATCGCTAGAAGCGCCCCCAAAGGCGGGAGAGGGCTTTCGGTTCTCTGCCAGGCGTTTGAGTTCCGGCACCTTGAAATCCCCCTTTTGGATCGCCTGGATAGAGCGGGTCTGATACACATACAGCCGCGTCTTTACCTCGCCGGTGTTTTTGGTGTATTCCTCTTCTCCCAGCACCACGCCGAAACGACGGCCTACCATATCCCGCAGATTGAACTCGTCGAAGCGGTAGCCGGGGTTGGAGTCTTCCAGGGCGGTCTTGAAGGACTTGAAAAAGCCCAGAGCAGAGGGCTTGTAGCTGCGGCGGAGCTGGATAGGCCAGAATCCAGCGCGGGTAAAGGTGTCGCTGTTATTCCCTTTGTAAGTCCCCTCAGCAAAGTCCCACTCAATCAAGAGGTACTCCTTTTCCTCCACGTCTTCTACACGACAGATTGTGGCAATATAGGCACCGGGCTTGGGATTGTCAAACTCGGAAGCCTCCTGAACCTCGTCCCAGTTGATTTTATTCATGCTCGGTTTCCTCCTTCTTGGGGGTCAGGCCCCAGTATTCACGGATGGTGGTGTCCACCAGCTTCAAATCGTTGTCGATCTCCTCCGGGAACATGTCCATGGGCGATTTTGCGGTGCTGAACCCCTCAGACTGGGTGATGAAGTAGTGCTTGTCCTTCTCGGAACGGCAGAGGAGGACGATGGAGAACAGCCCCTCTACCGTCAGCTTCTCGTCCAGCATCTTCCCGATGGTCTTGGCTTTCAGCGTGCCGTCCGGGTTGGACTCAGTGTGATGGAGGAAGTAGACGATGCAATCTCTCGGCATCTTTGTGATGACGAACTGAATCAAGTTTCGGAAGTTCAGTGCAATGTCGGTGAACTTGTTGTAGCCCGCCTCCTTGGCCCGGTCGAAGAACTCGAAAGCTAAGAGATACTGGCTGTCGTCGATGGCATAGGTTTTCAAACTCGGCGCGGAAAGAGACTTAATGATGGTGGGGTAGTTCGCGCCGTTGATGGTGGGAAGCGTCTTGCGGAAGGGCAGAGGCTTGGAAGCGACGTTAAAGATGCCGATCTCCGTAGGGTCAAAATTGCGCAGGGCGGTGGACTTGCCGGAGCCAGATTCGCCCAAAATCAAAACTGGGATTCCCATTTATGTACCTTCTTCCTTGTCAAATATTACGGGGCATTCGGTGCCTCGGCTATCAAATGGATAGGGCAGGAACTCGCCGGTGAGGGCGCATTGGTGGCGCTTGAGGCCATCCCGGTATTGGATATAGGAGCACCACTGGCAAACCGTTAGCCCATTGGGGAAGTGGACGGCCACTGTGGCCGTGCCGGTGGTGTAGTAACGCACGCAGGTCTCGCGGCTCATACATACCGCTCCACTTCCAGCCCCATCTCCAGCGCCACCTGCTCCGGGCAGTCATTCAGGGCCTTGTTGACCGCGGCTCGGAAGCAGTCCGGGCAGAGCCACCGCCCCTCCCACTGAAACCGTGCCTCGCCGTGGTAGACCTCCTGGCGGCACTTCTCACACTCGGAGACGGGGGTGTCCTGCTGCCTGTCCGGGCATGGGTTCAAATTTAACATTGACTTTTCCTCCTTCCAGCCCTAAAATAAGGGCAGATAGCTTTTGTCTTGCCGCCCTCCGGTCTCGCACACCGGGGAGCGGCGCTTTTATTGCTCTGGGATAGTGATGACCGCCCACACATCGTCGATGCTCTCCGCGCCCTCCAGTCCGGTGATCTGGATGGTGAGCGGGCCGGTGGGCGTGGGGGCCGGAGTGGTGGTTGCTGCCGGGGGCTCAATGGCTGGCTGCTCCGGCTCCTGGTTCCAGATGATTTCAACTAGTACAACCAGCGCCAGCAAGAGAAACAGAGCCACAACGCTCGTAATCAGATAGCGGTTCATAGTAGCCACTCCACCCAGTTAGGCAGCCCGCAGGCTACCACGATGCAGGCGGTAAACACTACCGAGCTCACAGCTTCCCGGCGTGTCCGGCGGCGCTCGTTTCGGGTACGGTTTTTCATATAGATACCGCCTCCCTGACTGTCTTCCGTTCAAATTCCTCTAGGTCTGAGGGACGATATACATAAGGCCCATACCGATTTCCGCCTAAGTTTAGAGCGGTCAAACGCCCCTCCCTCACCCACCGCTGAACTGTTGTGATCTTTACTCCGTAGCGATTTGCGACCTCTTCGGTCGTAAATCGCGGTTCCAAATTCTCCATAACGTCCTCCTTTCTGCCTCAGTCGATGGTACACCACTGGCCGGGGCGCTTTTTGTTGTCCTCCCTTCCTTGCAGTGGTATACTGGGCGCGGAAGGGGGGTGAAATTATGTCTCGCAAAGGTTTTCGCTATGAGTACAAGTTAACCTCGCACGATATTCTTGAATATGAAGCCGTAAACTTTGCCTACACGCAGGCCGGATGGAAAGACCTCGGTGCACCTCCTGGAGAAGGTTTCCCGGAGTCTATCATCTTTGAATGGGAAAAGGATGGGACTCCGTTGTACCCCGCAGTCAACTGGCCCCCGCTTTAACCCCTGCGATGTAGATATTGTGGTCGCTATCCTCGATGATTGCCGTCATCGCTGGATTGGCGGCCACAATGTCTTTGAAGTCGTTTTCATCAGAAAATATTACAATCTGATTGAACCCCGCCGGGGAAAAACCCATAGATGTTCCCACCGTCCTCACCCCCTTCACCTCCCGCCCCATCAGGTGCGGGCTTTATTGTCCGGTTTATTGGACTTGCTCTGTGGTATCTTGAATCTGTCCAGAAACAAGTCTCCCAAGAGCGGCGTTCAGCTTTTCCTCCGCGCCCTTTGGCTCCTTGTGTCCGTTAAGTACAACACTGAGATACTTTGGGTTCCAGCCGACCTCAGCGGCAAGCTGCTTGGCCGTGACTCCGGCCAGGTGCATCCTGCCCAGCAGGTCAGCAGTCCACTTTGCAGGCATACCATTGTCACCTTCTTTCTGTTTTGGTAGAATAGCCTCGTAAGGAGGCGTAAAAATGGAAAACGAATTAGTTAGCATTTTGTCTGTTCAAGTATCTATCATTGCTTCGGTGGTATCCATTATCGCAGTTACAATTTGCTCGGTTATTTCAGCTGTAATAACTCAGCGAGGGGCTAAGAGCACAAAACAAACCGAGCTGATTTTCCATGAAATGATTACCGCCTATTATGATTTGCTGCGTGCTGGAGGTGAGTTTTCCGATGTAACCAGTCAAGAGCAAGTCACAAGATTTACAGATGCCTATACACGCGCATTGCTCTTTGCAACCCCAAAGACCAAAGAGTTAATACAGGAATACAGAGACAGCATCACAAAAATATCGGTGTTGAAACTAAATCCGCCTGAGGATTTTATGGAACAGGTTCGCCAACACGAAGATCTGTCTACTGATTTAGTCAACGCTATGCAAAAGGATTTACGAAAGTAAATCGTGGAACATAACAACCAGCAACACAACAGCTAGGACCAAGGCCGGGGCGGCAATCAACCAGGGCCTATTGCTTTCCGGGTTCTCTCTTATTAGGTGACAAGCGGCCAGGGCAGAAAACATAAATGCCAATGCCATGATTAGATAAACCAGCAAGCGAACCGTAAGCAACGACACTCACCCCCCTTCATTTCCACCAATTCCACCCACCTCCTTCCTTATTCACCGTTTTTCTGTGTTGCGATTGTCCCGCCGATGGGTTATACTTTCCCCAAAGGGGGTATTTGCATGGTAACGACATCCATACTTAAATCTAACAACGGGGAATGTCCCTTGTGGGCTGTTGATGTATCAGTTTGCGGGTGGTATAGAGAGACAGAAGGCGGCATATGGCAATTCCTCCGAGCCGAGTGCCCTATTATTGAAAACGCAAAACTGCCTCTACATAAGCAAGACCCAAGATACAAACTGATGTTTTGTAAGGACAAATTTTCTTGTCCACTTTACTCGCAGTTCCAGCCAAAGATCACGAAGGGCATATAGCGGAACACCTTTTCGCAGGTCTCCGGTTCCCTTGTCAGTTTATGCTTTGCAATCACAAACGCCAGATCTTCCCCCAAGGCCTTAAATTCGTTCGGGCCAAGAATCTTGTCCAGTTCGTCCCCAAGCGCCGTCTGTTCGGCGCTCTTTTTCTTTTCGTCCATCGGGTTCACCCCTTTCTATCAGTCCTGTTTATTGGGCTTTATCTTTGGTATCATGCTCGCTAAGAAGATCATCAACAGTGACACCATATAATCGAGCAATCTCAAGAAGTCTTTTGGCGTTTGGCCTAGTTACTCCGGTTTCCCATTGGTATACTGCGGCATCTGATACACCTATATTTTTCATTACTTGACTTACAGAAAGCCCAGCCGAGATACGTGCATCACGGAATCCCATTTTTTCACCTCCGAATACTAAGTTTTACTTGACAATTCGATAGACTTAAACCCCAGGAGCTTGGGATTCTTGGTGATGCCACCTACTCCCATTCGGGAACCCAGCTTTTATCCTTCACGAGTTAGCTTGGCTATAGTATATACAAAACAAAGGTGTTTGTCAATGTAATATGTTGTAAGAAACCGCCCCCGGTGCTACCAACACCGGAGGCGAATACGATACAGGATGCTACCAACATCCTGTACCAAGCAAAATGCCCCAGCCGCAAAACCAAGGCACCTTTGCGCCCTTACAGTGCCCCATAGAAGCCATACAGTCCAGTGGCAACTTCTGCGGACTCTAAACGCGCTTGGGCTAGTTCACTCGCCTGCTTGCCATTTATCCGGGCCAGAGCACAGGCATCATTTTCATAGTATGCTTTTAAGTCCCGCATTGCCTCAATGGTGGCTGTGAGGATATCCGTGGGGATAGAATATCTTACATCCTCCAGTTTCATGTATTACCCTCCTTCATATTGTTTTTCAGTTGTCAGGAATCCCATCCTTGTACCCGGCACGGCCTTGACGACGCTATACTGAACTTGGCCCGCATTTTGCGGACTTCCCTATCCAGCAGGTATCCTGTCTGATTATTCAGTTGTAATAGAGCATTTTCTGTCAACTATAATAACCTATCTCTAGGTCAAAGTAAATGCAGAATAATGACCAATATTTAGGTCTACTCTTTGTGTATAATTGACCTATCTTTAGGTTTTCGCAGTGACTTTCAGATGCTACTATAGGAGTTGGACGTGTATGGCAATATCTTTTAAAAAACTATTAGTCCTGCTAAATGAACGACAAATCAGTCTATACCATTTAAAGCGCGATAAAGTTATCGGAACAGCAACACTAGATAAAATTAGAAAAGACGAAGGGAATATAGATACTCGCTCAATAGACCGTATATGTGATTACTTAAATTGCCAGCCTGGAGATATTATGGAATTTATTAAAAAATAAAAGAACCGCCCTGGGCTGGCACCCAAGGCGGTTCTAGAGGAGCAGTAAACTTTGTACGGCCTACTGCTCCTCTATTTTGCCATGCAAAAGGAGGAAAGTCAATGTATACTGGTAAAAACCCCAATGGGGAAGGTAGTTTGAGGCAAAGAAAAGACGGTCGTTGGGAGTTTCGCGTCAAAGTTGAAGGTCGCACCACCCCCCTCTCCTTTTACTCCAAAGATAAAGATGGCCGCGGTGCCAAAAAGAAATACAGGGACTGGCTGAGAGAGAGTGGCGGCGAAGCGGTTGAGAGCGTCAAGACTGTAGAAAAATGGACCCGCACTTGGCTTGAAGTCAGTAAAAAGGGGCGTGTCGCCCCCAAAACATACGAAAACTATGAGTATTATATCGAAAAATTTATTTTACCAGAGATCGGGCGTATGAAACTGGATTCCGTGCGGCCTGTACACATCGAACAGATCTTTGCAAAGGCTGCAAGTTTATCCCACTCAGCTCGAAATGAGATCAAGGTCTGCCTCAACGGTATCTTCAAGTCCGCACGAAAAAACCGTCTGTGTAAGGCCAATCCAGCAGAAGATATATCCCTCACCCGGGACCCAGCGAAACCCCCAAAGGTACATACCCTAGAGGAAGTACGTGCCATCCTCACTTACGCTCCCTCTCACAAATGGGGGGCTTATGTGGAATTGGCCCTCTATACCGGACTGCGCACCGAGGAGCTGTGCGGCCTCATGTGGTCCGATGTTGATCTCCAAGCTGGTACCCTCACCATTCGCCGGGTAGTAGCCGAGGTCGAGAACGACGACCCAGACGCTCTCATGCATCCAGATAAGACAGGCCAAGTGAAGCGTCGCCGAAAGTACGCCTTGGTCGATACTACCAAGAGCCGGAGAGAACGCGTGGTGGCCCTAAATGACGCAGGTACCGATGTGGTTAAGTCAATCCCCAAAAACGGCCTTTATGTCCTCCCAGGGCCTGACGGCGGATTCTTGAGGCCACCTGTATTCGCCCATCGTTATGCCGCCGTCCTTCGGGATCTTAACGCCACTCTACCAAAGGATCAGCAGGTGCAACAGCTTTCTCCGCACAAAGCCCGACACACTTACGCCACAGCCTTGTTGGAGGGTGGAGCTAGTATTCGCTCAGTGCAGGACCAGTTGGGTCACGCCAAATTATCCACTACCCAAATCTACACTCATGTGGACTTGGAGGCCCGAAAGAATAATGTAGTCAAGTTGGCATACTAAGTGCCAGCTTCCTCCATTGCTTTGTCTATCGCCTCGTTTATAAATCTATTTGTACTTTTCCCTTGAGACTTTGCATATTCTGCAATTATCCGTCGCTTTCCCTTCGGTACAATGAGGTCAATTCTGTCATACGCCTTTTTGTTATAGCGAGAGGTCGCTTCCTTCTGTGCCTCTGAGTATGCCAATGACCTCACCCCTTTTCATGGTATGGTCATTATACTTATACTACTGGAAGTATTGTATAATTCCATAAGTATATATTTGTTATAAGTAACCGTTTTTATACTTATGGAAGTATGATATAATAAGAAAACCGGGTAGGAGTTGGTGGCTCCTACCCGGCAAGGACTTACTCTAGCATATCCAGAACGGCATCTTTTAGGTGCAGCGGTGAGAGGCTATACCTGTTGAATGCCATGACCATGCGAAAGACCAGTTCCGCATCGGTCGATACGTCCTGGAGGATCTGCACGGGGCCTTGATGGAGCAGGCCATAAGCTACGATATCGTAGCTATAGTACGTGCCGACCTCTGGGGCGTATTTTTTTCTCCTAAAGATAAAGTAAGAAATAGGCAAGATGCTTCATCCTTTCTCTCTTTCTATTAGGATGCATCAAGCCTTTGGAGGCCCCCGACACCGTACTGGAGGGCCTCTTTTTTCTACCCAAATTCTGACCCAAATATTTAAGTTTTTAATTGATTTATTTGGGTCAGTTTGGATAATTGGAAAAAATAGGAAATTGGCTGTATAGCCATTCCAGGCGCTCTGCCAGCGCATAGAAAAATCCCCCGCATCTATTGGGATGCAAGGGATTTAGAAAAATAAAACGCCCCACCTACTGGCAGGACGTTTTATTGGTGGAGGAGGGTGGATTCGAACCACCGAAGCGAATCGCAACAGATTTACAGTCTGCCAAATATTTTCCGTTTCCATTGCGCCGCAGTAGCTCCGCAACCTATCGCCCAGTTTTACCCATGCATTACCCAAATATTTTTTAGATTCTTTTATTTTATCCTAGGATATCATGGAGTATTATGGATGTCAATAACGAGAGGGGGCACTTAATCTTGGTGCCCCCTTTTTCTTGCCTATTTACTTTCTCTCTGGTCACCGCCGCCCAGCTTGTCCCCCGCGCCGTCCACAGTGGACTCCAGGGCGGCGATGGCCTTGCAGAGCCATGCGGGTACAGGCGCACCGAGGGCACCGATGTTCTCCACAATGCTCCCCAGCTCGGTCATGATATACCAGACCAGCACTAGAACACTCACAAATACCTCATACTGGAAGGGCAGCTCCAGTGCCGGAATGTTGGCGAGGATCAAACCGATCACCCCGTCCAGAATGGCGGCCACCAGGACGGCCACCACGGCCCCCAGCTTGTGCCACAGGCCGTCCCTTGCCACCTTGGACGACCACTCCCCGGCCCGGAGGGCGGCGGCGGTGCCGGTGCCGTAGTCGAGCGCCATACAGAGCAGCCAGGCAAGCACCAGCCAGCCAAACCAGCCCCACAGGGCCGTCAGACCGCCCAGCACGGCGGCGACCGCCGCCTTGAATCCGTTGATATGCTCCATATCAATCGTCCTCCCTTACATAATCCGCCGTTTTCCCGATCAGGGCCTCCACAGTATCCTTGGAGTAGTTCCCGGCTTTCCAGTAGTCGGGCTGGTCAATAATGCCGACATTAGCCAGCGTGTCCACGTCGGTGTCCAACTTGGATACATTCGCCGTCTCTCCCCGGCAGAGCGCCAGGAACGCCTCCCAGGCCCCGGCGGTGGCCCGGATGGTCTTGGGACAGTCCTTGCCGTTCCAGCGGTTGTGCTGGACTACATTGTCCAGCGGGATGCCGTGCTCCTCCATGAGCAGGCGCACCAGGGCAGCCGCGTTGGCTTTGGCCGCCTCAAAGTTCCCTCCCGCGTTGACGCAGATCTCGATACCGATGCTGGTGGTGTTGCCCGGCCCATCCTTGCCGTCCCCAGCATGATACGCCGTCTCATAATCGGGCAGGTGCTGGACAATGGCGTGGTCGTCCACGGTGTAGTGCCAGCTCACCAGATCATCCTCCCCGGCGGCGCTGTCCAGGTAGACCCCGTGGGCCGCGGCGTCGGCGCCCTTGGCCGCGTTGCCGGTCTCATGGATTGTGATGTAGGTGTCCGGGTTGGTGTCCCTGCCCGGCCGGTTTTTGCGCCCGTCGGAGATGATATGCTCCTGGATGGCGATGCCGTTGTCTGTGGCCCTCTGAGGGCCCTCCACGGCCTCCAGATAGGCCAGGGACACCCAGCCCTTATCTGTCCTGCCCCAGCCGTCCCGGGCCTCCAGCACGTCCACCACGGCCCCGCAAGGGTACGCCCCCGCCTTGCCGTAGCCGGTGCCGGGGCCGCTGCGGATGTTGACGCCGATGCTGGGCGTCACGGTGTACTTGCTCATAGGCTTGTCCTCCTGTTCCGGCGGCGTCTCAGTACCGCCCTGCTTGAGATACACGCAAATCCAGTTGTGAACCTTGCGGCTGGCGGTAATGCGCTCTCCGCCAAAGTCACACTGGCTGGAGCCGCCCCCGTCCAGCATGACGGCGGAGGACCAGCTCAGCCCGGCCAGCTCGTCCCGCAGAGTCTCCGGCGTGGCTGTATCCCTGGTACCGTTGCCGGAGCAGTAAAGGGCCAGACTGCCACCGCGCAGGCCGATGACGCTGCGCCCCCGCTTGCCCCCCTGGGCCGAGCCATAGGAGGGCTTATCCACCGGCTTGCCGGAGGCAATGAGGGCAGTAACCGCGATAAAGTTGGCCGCTCCCTCGTACTCGGAGGTCATGCGGATGTCCGGGCCCTTGTCCCAGGCGTAGCCCATTGTCCTCCATGGTGTGCCGGAGCGCATTACCCCACCCACCTTGAGCAGCGGGCAGGCCGAGCCATCTGGGTTCCACATGCCGCCATTCAACACATAGTGGGCACCAGTCTCTGACTTGACCTGGGAAAGTGTCTTGCGGCAGTTGGTGACTCTCAGCTCAATCCGCTCCACGGACGAGAGCGGGATGTATGTAATGAGCTTACTCATTTGATTCACATCCTTTTATCCAGCGATCCCGCTGTTGATTACTGTTCCTGGGCCAGCAGCCCGGCCAGCTCCTGGTACTCCTCCGGGGTGAGCCGGTCGGCGGCGAGATAGACATCCATCTTGTCCTGTAGGCCGTCGGTGCGGCCCCGGTCAATGAGCAGCTTGCATAGGTTGTATACGGTTGTCATGGCGTCTCCTTTCTCATGTGGCAGCGGTGAGTTCCAGCATGCACAGCCGCGCCTCGTGCTCGGACAGCATGTCCAGAGTGATGTCCTCTGCGAGGGGCGGCTGGGGTTCCGGCTCCGGCTCTGGAGGCCGCTCAGTAGGCGTGATGCCCACCAGCTTGTCCCCCTGGATGTCCAGGTCACACCAGCCATAGGTCGCCCACACCGCGTCATGGAGGTGGGCGGGCACCTCTATGTAGCCATCCAGCCAGCAGGCGCGCCGCCCGCTCTGGCTCTGGATCGGGTGCTGGCCGCTTTCCAGCGGGTTAATTTTGATAATTGTCATTTCAGTTCACCTCATTTCCAAGTCAAATAATAATATTTCTGGCTGGCGACATTGGTACGGCCGTTGTGATTGGCGCTAGTCCCGTCAAATACTTGGAATCCACCCTCTACAACGCTCACTACATTGCTATTGACCTCTGCGGCTGGATATCCATCAAGCGCCAACCCTTCGGCGTAATGATTTTGGTATCCCCGGCTAAGTATACCGTTTTGGCAAACCAATACTGCTTTGGGCGTAAAGCCTAATTGTATTGTTTGGCTAGGAGCACCATCGCCAATGTACGTTCCCATGACCACGCGGGAGGATCCCACCTGTGCATCTACGTACTGCTTGTTAGCGGCGTCCGTTAGGTCAGTAGGAGCGGCCAGATTGGCTATCTTGTGACCACTCATGCTAATTGCCCCGGACATGACTCCACCGGAACTTGCAAGAGCCCCCACCTGCTCCGCCGTGACGGCGTGGGGGTTGTCCTTGTTCCCGGTGTGGGCGGTCAGGGCCTTCTGCACCGCCTCCGCGCTGCCCGCCGGGTCATAGTTCATCGCCGGAAGCTGTCCGGCGGGCACCTTGCCATCGGGCCCCAGCGTCGCCAGTCCCGAAAATGCCTCTCCGATCTCTTTAGCGGCCGTCTGCGCTGCGTTGACCTGCTCCATGAGGTAGTTGTAGCCGTGCTGCTCGCTCAAGCCCACCTCTGCCCCGGTGGGGGCCACGGTCTGTCCGCCGGTCCAGTCCTCCGGCAAGTCCGCCGGAAGCGGAGTTTTGATCGGATTTTCAGCCATTGCTTACCACTCCTTCCGCGACGGGGATAATGTGCTTCAAGACCACATTCGTGGTAACAGGGATATACACGGTAGAGGACGTGAGGATATTCCCCTCTGCATCCAGCAGTTCCAGGGCGGTGATCTCTGTGGCCTGGGACGGCATGATGGTATAGGTGACGGTCAGCTCCGACCCCTCCACGGTCTTGGTCAGTCCGGTAATCGCAACTGTTCCGTTGACCCGGGCGGAGGCCACATCGCCGCTGACGAAGTTCGCCACACCGGCCAAGAGGGCCTGCTGGATGGATGGCGTCTCAGGCATCTTAATCACTCCCTCCGGGCCGTCGGTTGCGAAGGGCAGCCGCCCCAGCTCCCACGCCCCCAGCTTGTAGTTATAAATTCTCTGCGCGGACGAAATTATCTCGGAGAGCAGCAGCCCCGTCCGCACAAACGGGGCGTTGACCCACACGATATGCGCCGGTTTGATACGGTTGATGGTGAAAGCCAGCTCAGTGGCGTAGTTCTGGTTTTGGGCCGCGCTTTCGATATAAAGTGTGTAGTTTGGGTAGTCTACCGTGACCTTCCATTCACCCGGCCCAATCAGCTCGTCCAGCTTTTGATAGAGGAATCCCAGGGTATAGGGCGGACGGGTAGAAATGCGGTTGAGCACGCGGGTCCTTCGGAATGCCAGGCTTTCCACCTGTGGGTTTGGTACAATTCGGAATACCTGCTCCCACATGCCAACCGCCCTCTCGTCCATCGTCTGGAAAAAGAAATTGTCAGCCACACCCACGATTTCCTCCGCCAGGGCCTCAAACTGCTGCTGTTCGGTCAAGCAGATCTGCTGATAGTCCAGCACCTCCCGGTACCACGGGGGCAACAGGGACAGCAGGCTGGTATCCAGCTCAATTGGATTCATTCAGCGTCACCGTCCCTATCACGGGCACCTGCTGGGTTTCGCCCGTCTCCGTCAAGAGGAGATCTGCCGTACCGCCGTTGAGCTGCACGTTGGTGGCGTTGACCACGCCGGCCACCCCTACGATAGCGGCGGTAACCCTGGCCACGTACACATCGGCAGCGTAGGACACGTTGTTGGAGGACACGTTGGCGTCCCACCCCTGCCGCACACTGCGCAGATATGTCTCAATGGCCTGCTCCACCGGTTCCTGCACCTGTCCGATGGCATGTCCGGCGGCCAGCAGGAGAGTGGCGGAGACATTCACCGCCAACTCTGTCGGGGCCACCGCCGTCACCTTTGCCCCGATAGGGGCCAAGCCCAGCCCCAGCCCCTGGTTGGGGGGCGGGTCGATGGCATTCTGCACCTTCTCCACCAGTGTGGATGAGGCAGGCAGGAAGTCCGCCCCCAGCACGGACAGCTTCACAGTGCCACCGCCGTTCCAGGTGGGGTATACCTGCACCCCGCCCACGCCGTCAATGGCGAGGACGTTCTGGCGGTAGTCGGCAATATTGCCGCCAAAGGGACGGTTATTGAGCGCCTCAATCAGCCGTTCCCGAAATGCGCTGTCGGTCTCCGTGTCGTCACCAGGCACCAGGATATCCGTAATCTGTGCACTGGTCAGCCCCGGGATGGCGGTAATCGGCAGGATGGGCCCGGTGTACTCGTTTCCGATGGCGCCGGGGGTCTCCGCGGCCAGCTGGTACTGGTTCCCCGTATCGGTTGCCGCCGTTACGGTAAAGTTGATTGAGCCCGCTCCGTTGATGGTGGAGAACCGGGCTCCAATGGGCACAGAGGTATTGAACACGCCCAGGCGTACCGCGGCGGAGGCCGGATATCGGGTCAGGCCGCCAATCACAGCCAGCATATCCAGGGAATCCCCCACTGCTGTCTGCACGAAGGCCGCCCGCTGTACCTGATCCAGGCTGAGATAGAACCCCGCCAGGGTGTAGGCCGCCGGAGAGATGGCCGTCGGGATGGGGGCCGTGTCCCGCTTGTCATAAGTATCGGGCACCCGGTCCAGCATCTCCTGACGGAGGCTCGCATAGGTCTCTTGAGTAAAGTCAATCATGTACTCACCTCACAATAAAAAATCCCGCTGCCTCATACCGAGACAGCGGGAAGATGGTTATGCGGTTAGTCCCTTCGCACCGTCCATCCCCGGAAGACACATCTGTCCGGGAATTTGGCGGTTCAGGGAAACGGGAACCGGAATGTTCCAGGTGACGAACACGTCTCTTGCCATTGCGCCCACCTCCTGGGGCGTACTCCCCATGTCCAGCATCACCCGGCGGGTAACGCGAATCAGGTTTGCAATTGCGTTGGGGGATACTTCCGGGGCAAGTCGGGCGGGGGCTGTCAACTGCTCGCTCATCTTCTCGAAGGCCGTCACATAGGCGGCAGTGAACAGCACCCCCTTCTTGCCGGGCATTTTGTTGGCGATCATGTCACAACCCTTTCGGGTAATCAGGTAGCAGGGGAGTTCTCGGCCAGTTAAATCTTTATAGCTGGACTGAATGAAGAAATCACTGAGGGGGACTTCGCCCTCAGTAAGATACCCGGAATATGTACGGATACTTTTCAAAAGCTCGTTGTGGCTCCGCTCTACCATCCGCGCCACATCACGGCTATCTACCACGTCCACGTCGTGGAAGTTGAAAACTTTTAGCTCGTTCATTGATTCTATCCTTTCTACCAGTTGTTGTGCCCTCACAGCCCCAAATAGAAGGTAAAGAGTCCACTAGCTACCCCGGCGGACTCCAGCCGCTCTTGGGCCAGCTCCTTTGCCTGTTTGCTGTCCAGCCTCGCCAGGGCGCAAGCGTCCGACTCGTAGTAGCTCTCCAAGTCCCGCATGGCCTCAATCGTGGCCGTCAGAATCTCCTGCGGAATCAGATACATTACTTCATTCATGGCCGTTTCCTCACGACCGGGCGGGAAGTTCACGTTCAACCGCCCGTTTTATGTCCGTGGCATCAAATACGGAATCAAAATACAACATGCGAAGTGTATCGCTGAGCGGTATAAGATACTCTGCACTCGTGAACCTCTCTATCATACCCCGTATTACTTCTATGGCGGCGTTCCGTTCTTTTACACGTTTCAGAAGTTCGTCCACAGATTTCCGTGGCGTTTCCACTTTAGGCGGCTCCGTCCGTTTGTTGAAGTAATTCCGCACAAGCTCCCGCTGCACCTTCCACGCCAGATCGTCCGTGAAGGACTTCACCAGCATTAAGTAGCCGGTCTCGGTAATCAGGGTAACATCCATGCACTGTCTTGTATCCATCCCGCCGAACGCTGTCCGAAATTCGGACGCCGTTATTTTGAAGAAGTCGGTTCCCTCAAGAAACCGCTCCCGGTGGTCGTTGAAGCGCTTCCGGGCCGTACCGGGCGCTCTGCCGTGTACGGCGTCGATTTCCCGGAACGTAACCACCCTCTGGCCCAGATACTCTTTCACGGCCAGATTCTGGCCATTGACCGCCATATATTCGTTCATAAAAACCTCCTGTTGTTTTTCCCAGAAGGCTGTGGCATAATAGATTTGCCAAACCTTTTGGGTTGGGTGGCAGGGTGCTCGTTGTTCTCTTGGTCGGGAGAACGGGCACCCTGTTTTTATTCACCGAGTTCTTCGTCGATCTTTCGATTGAGCCATTCTGCTTTAGAGATTTGCAGTTCTTTTAGTTTTTGCTCAAACTGCTCCATCTTCTGACGTTCAATCTCGACCGTAAACGACTTAAACTTGATTCTCCGCTCTTTGAAGTACTCGGCCCTGCTCTCAGGTGCCACATCTTCACCTCCTTGTTACGGGCAACATTATATTATGTTGCGGGCAACAAGTCAAGAGATTTTTAAAATTTTATTCTGTGCGGCGATGGTAATGTCCTGTCCGTTGATTGCTAGGGTGTTCAATCTAAAAACCTCCTGATTGATTTTCCCGCGGAGGTCTGGTAGAATAGATTTGCCAAACCTCCGGGTGTGGTGCATAAGGCAATCGGGTACAGCTTCCTACGGCGGGCCCGGTTGTCTTATTTTTTGACCGCTTCAATCCCCTTACGAATCAGCTCAAGTAGAGAAAATCCACTCTTCCGTGTGAAGTCTTGAATCTCTGCTTTTTCTTTTGGAGTTACCCTTATAAATAGCCGTTCGGTCTTAGGGTTATCGCTTTTCGGTCTTCCTTGTGACGGAGCCACCCAAACACCCCCTTTATTGTCCGCACATTAAATATATATCGTACGCACAATAAAGTCAAGAGGTTTTCCAAAATTTTTTGCTGTCTCGCTATGAGGTTGTCAAGGTGCAATCTGGATAGGTCAGTTTAGAGTGACCTCCACACTGGTCTGCATCTCTCCATATACTGTGCTCACGGTGAGGGAGGCCCTCAACATATCCCCTTCCACGGCATACGTAAAGCCGGAGATCCCCCGCACCCGGTCGTCCATTTTCAGCGCCTCGGTGATACGCCGCTGAAGTTCCGAGGCCACATACCCCGGGTCCTGCCCGATGAGCCCATCCCACTGCATCCCGGAGTAGGGGGAATAAATCTGCCAGCGGAACCGCTCCACGTTGAGAATGACTTCCACGGCCTGGCGGACGGACTGCCAGCCGTCGCACTCCCCCTGGATGCGGTTGGTTTCCTTGTTGATATACCACGTCCTGGAGGGCTGGGAGACGAAGGACACCCCGGCGGACAGGTCGATGGCGGATGTAGGTAAAGTCGGCATCAGGCTTCCTCCTCAAAAATCCGGGACAGGACGATGAACTTCTGCCCGTGCTGTACCCGCAGCAGGAGCACTCTGTCCCCCTCCTCCAGCCTGCGGTTCAGGATAATAAAACCGTCCTTGACAGGCAGCTTCTTCCCGTCCTCCCAGCACACAATGTCCTCCCCCTGTAGGGTGGCGTCCGCCCCCTCAGAAACCAGAGCGTATTCCCCCAGGTAGGAGCCGTCCAGTCCCGTGGTGGTGGTGCCCGCCGAGTTGGCATGGGTGTGGGAGAGGGTCTGAATCCGGTGCCTGTGGGCCAGCACCGGGATTTTCTTCTCAATCACCGGCTCAGTGAGGCAGAGCTGCCTCCGTCTCAGGGGAGATGTGGCAGGGTTAATGGTAATCTCCAGCGGTTCTTCTCTGGTCACCGTGCCCACCCGCAGGTCTGTTGGCTGCCCGGCGGCGGTGTTCTCCTGCATCATCTGGTACAGAACATCTTTCAGATCCACGCACTCACCTCTTACACATGTTCCAGCCCCAGGGTCTCAAACTCCATTGTGTGGTCGTCATTTGCCCAGGTGTGGGTCACCTTCTCCAGAAGGACGTATTGGTCGAGATTGATATCCCCAAGACCCTGCACCTTCATGAGCACCATCTGTCCCGCCCGCAGGCCGGGCACCCCCAGGGAGGATACCTTCAGCGTCCGCATCCGGCGGTTATAGCACGACAAGGTGGCCCGGGCCTGGGCCTGTACCTGCGCGTCATTCATGGTACCATCCACCGTCTGGTAGAGCTGGAGCATGCCCCACTGTGCAATTGTGGCGCTGTCCTCCGCTACGAACACATCCGCCCTGCCGGTCTCCTCGTTGGGCCGGGCCAGTTTGACGTGGTTGTAGGTCTGCTCGTCGATGTCGGTCTTGTAGGTGTAGTCGGTCAGCAGGGACATGTCGCCGATGACCACGTTGGAGACCATATCCCGGGGCTGCCGGAGGGCCAGTCCGTTTCCATCATCGAACAGTACATAGATGTTCCCGGTGTTGAGCAGGGTCTGTTGGATGGCTTCCCCCAGGATATCCAGGCAGCTCTCGTCCTCCTTATAGAAGTCCGGGATAGCGTACCCCGTATCCGCTACCTGCCCCACGTCAATCTGGAGGTCGGCGGCGATCTGCCGGAGCATATCCCCGGCGGTCTGCGCCTCAAAGTTATAGGATGCGTTGGCCTTCAGATAGCGGATGCGGTCGTAGCATGTGACCTGAATCTCCCCCCAGCGGTCCTTGCTCTTGGTGAATACCCAGCCGTAGAACTGGAGCTGGCCGTCCGCCGAGAACCGGACGATATCGCCCTCGGCGAAGCTCAGATCCCCGGCTTTCAGTACATTGAATTTCAGTGTGCCCGGCGAACCGGTGCGTTCCGTGCTCCAGGTAACCTCCGGCACGGAGTTGGATATCTCCCACATCTTTCCGCCGGACTTGTTGGCAATAATCAGCTCTGTCTTCACGTATCGCTCACCACCTGGAGGGCGTTTTTGTCTATCCAGCCCAGGGGATTCCCGGCCTCGTCTGTGATGTGGACGCTGGCGGGGCGGGTGGCGTCTACAATCCGTGACACCAATACCCTCCGTCCGGAGGCCGTGCCGTGGGGCTCATCCCCGTAGCTGGTGTAAAAATAGGAGCCGTTGGCAATGCACGCCGCACCGGCATAAAGCTGTCCTTGCGGGATTGTGCGGGAGGGTTCCGCTGTGACTTCCACCGGCATCCCCGCGGGCTGCCGGCCGCTCTGTGCAGAAAGAGACTGCGGGGTATAATCCCGATACTCGGTCAGAGTCAGATCGTAGTAAAAATCGCCGGTCTCCCCTCCGCGCTCCTCGGTGTTGAACTGGGTGACCAGCACTTCAAAGCCGGTGTCGCCAGTCATGAATGGCTCCCCGTTCTCATAGTACCGCACAGGGGTGTAGATGATGGGCGCCTTGTCGTTCATGGCGCTCTCAAAGAACTGGATGTAATACTCAGGCGGGTGGAAGGTGCCCCATTGATTGATTCCAGAGAACTCCCGCCCGGGGAAAAAGGAGGAAATGGTCACCTCCCGCAGCTTGGGTATGCGGGGGATCATGATGGGGCCGATGCCCAGCACGTTGTATTCGCTGTTGTCGTTGTCCCGGGCCACGGGCAGCTTTTCCGGGTTCACCGGCAGGCGGATGACCGTACCGTCCCGCGTGAAAAACAATCCGAAGTTATTGACGGACATACCGGCCTCCTCTTTTCTTATCCGCTTGCGGGCCGCGCCGTGCTGCGCGTGGAGCCGGAGGCGGTCTGCTCGATCAGAATGTCCCGGATGGCATTGGCGAGGCTCTGGCGGTCGGCGGCGGTCCGCCCGGTATTGGCTCCGTTGACCGTGATCACCGGAGTCTGTGCCGTCAGGTTGACGTTGTTCACATACCGCCGCTCCGCCACGTCCACCAGGGATTTGATGTCCTCGTCGCTCATCTTGACCGACTTCTCGATGCTCCCTACGCTCCCGGCGATATCGCCCAACTGGCCGGAGAGCTCGTCGTAGGGCACGCCGGAAAGAGCCGCGCCAACGGCGTCGTTCCCATTTCCGCTGAACAGATTGGCTCCCCAGTTATAGCCCGTGTTCCAAGCGTCTCCATAGTTGAACCGGTAATCAATCGTCGGTGCATTCCTGTCCAATGTAATAGCGTTTTCGTTTTTGCCCCACTTGAGGACGGAGTCTTGCAGCGAAGTGAGGCCGGCGGTCCAATTTGTTCCGAAGATGGCGTCAATAATCTTCGTCACAACTTTGCCCAAATCTAGAAACCAGGAGATAATATTTCCGATTAAATTGGCGACTGCCCCGCCGAACGAATCAAACCCGCCGTTCGTAACATTCAGGACCCATTCGATGATTCCAAGAAAAGGTGTCACAAAGATAGACCATACAGCCTGAATGATTCCATTGAGCAATCCGATGACTGTATTTCCAATAATCGCGGCTACTGTGAGCACTGCTCCGGCAATAATTCCGGTGGCCGACACACTGGTCCCGGCGAAGTGATTCACCGCCGCCGTCACTGCGTAAATGGCCCCGATCACCAGCGCAATGATGATAAGCGGCAGCCCCCAGGTGGTCGCCATGACCGCCCCAAGCATCTCCTGTGCGGTTGTCAAGGCCGTAGTCGCCGCCGTGCAAATGTTGGTCCAGTTGGCTGCCAGAAGGAACACGCCGAACGCAGCACCCAGGCCCAGGACAATGGGGCCCACTAGGTCGATATTATTTGCCAGCCAGGAGATTGCATCCAGCACCGGGTCAAGGGCCTGAATGGCGACGTTCTGGAACATCGTCCACACCTGCGCCCAGGTCATGGGCATCTGCTCAAACTGGGCGTTGGTCTCCTCCGCCGCCCCAAGCATGGCGTTCTTGACCACCTCCGCGGTGACCTTTCCCTCGCTGGCCAGCTCCCGCATCTCCCCGGTGGTGACGCCCATATACTCCGCGATGGTCTGGGCAATCATGGGGGTCTGCTCCAGCACCGAATTGAGCTCCTCGCCCCGCAGGGTACCGGAGGCCAGGCCCTGGGTAAGCTGCACCAGCGCGGCCTGGGCAGACGCACCGGAGGCCCCGGAGATCGCCATCTGCTTTTGAATCTGCTCGGCGAAAGCCACCAGCTCGTCCGTTCCTGTAAATGCGTTCCCGGCTACCGTGCCGAGCTGGGAAACAAAGTCCGCCATATCGGCGTAGGCTCCACGGCTGCGCATGGCCGCCTGATAAATCTCCTCCTGGGCTGCGGCCGCCGCCTCGGCGCTGCCGGTCATGAGCCGCAACCGGGCGTTGATGCTGGTGAGCTGGTCGGAGGTGTTTACCAGCCAGCGGACGGACTGCATACCCAAGAAGGTGCCTGCGAGGTTGCGGATCGTACCAAGCAGGGATGTCCCCCGGCTGTTGGTCTGCGTCATCTTCCCCGCAAGTTCTTGCATCTGTACGGCTGTGGCCGCAGCGGCGGTTTCCACATTCATCGTGGAAGCCCGCACATCGTCCAGCATATTTGCCATCCTCTGCGCTACCTGTAAGCACTGGGTCATGGTGGACGTGAATTTATCCTCCAGAATCAGGGTTTCTCGAATTGCGGCCATGCTCTCACCTCCGATTCGCCCGGTCTTGGGCTTCCTTCTGGTCTCTCATGCTTTTCAGGGCGAACTCGGTCACCAGCCGTTTCTCCCTGGACGGGAGGGCGTCATACCGGGACGGGGCCCAGCCGAGGTTCACGAAGCAGTAATATGCCACCAGCATCTCCGTGTCCCAGCCGGCCCCGTCCATCAGTTTTTTACCTCATCCTCCTGCTCCGCAAAGCCGGACAGCTTCGTAATCTCCTTGACCAGCCGGGCATACTCGCCGGACAGCAGCAATTTACCGGGCACCAGCAGCGGGTCCAGGACGCCGCACCCGTCGCACAGCTCCTTGCTGGAAAAGTCGGGTTCCACCGTGGCGGCCACCACCATGCGGCGGGTGAAATCCACACTGTCCAACTGCTCGATTGTCTGTCCGCCCTCCTTCCGGCGGCGGGTGGCCTGCCGGGTGATGGCGTCGTTCTCCTCCTGGGTCAGCGCCCGGATCTTGAAGGGCACGGGCTGGCCACTTTCGTCCTGAAAGCGGTTGGAGATGACAACCTCCTTCTCCTCCGAGGTAGTGACGGGATGCAGAAATGCGGAAAGCTTACTCATATCGGTTCCTCCTTAATTACCCAGTTGGGCCGGATCGTTGAACGCCTGGAGCCGTGCCACGCGGGTGTAGGCGAAGTTGAAGTCATAGTTCAGCATGGTTTCCTCACTGTTCAGAACGGAGAGGGGCACGGTGCCGGTCAGGTGGCATCCGTAATAGGCCATAACCTGGGAGCCCAGTGTCGCCGAAGCGGAATCGGAGTTGGTAATCTGAATATCAAACTCCGGCATAACGCCCGTCTGGATGTACTGGAGCACCATGTCCGTCCACAGGTTGGTGCCGTAGTAGATGTTGCCGGTACCCGTCAGCTTGGCCCCGTTGGGCTTGTCCTGGATGGTGCGGGTGCCAATGACCCGCATATCGCTGCTCTGGATTTCCGCATTGGTGGTGATGTTCCGCATACCGGCCACCACATAGTTCCGGCCCTCTTTGGTAACCACCACGGAGCCCTCCGCGCCGGTGACGGTGTCTTTTGCCAACAGATAAGCCATATTCACACCTCCCTCAATTCACGGTGATGGTGACGTAGATCTTCTCCACGCTGTCCACCGGCTGGATCGCCAGGTTGACCACGATGGCGTCAATGGCCTCGCCGGGCTCTACGGTCACGTCCTCGGCCTCAAAGTTCTGAATGCCGTTATTGGCCTGGATGTCCAGCAGATATCCCACGATGGCGCTCTTGAACATCATGCGGCCCTGCCCATTGTTGTTCACGGAGCCGATGTAGCCGTCGGAGAACTGCTGATAGATGTCGTTGGCGACGGTGTTCAGCAGCCGGATCACCCGGTTCTTGTGATAGGGCCCGGTGATATCGGTGGTATAGGTCACCAGAGAGTTGATATCCTGCTCCACCTTCACCACCCCGTCGTCGGCAAAGAGGACAAACTGGCCGGCAGTCAGGGCGTCGATGTACCCGGAGTTGGTCAGCTTGGGGGACACGTCCACCGCGTTTGGATAGGCGGCGTAGGTCAGGGACTCGTTATACTGGGCCCCAGCCAGGGCCCCGCCGGCCCACCAGGTCACCTGCTGGGGGGTGAGTGCGGTGCCATCACTGAGCACAACGCCGCTCATGATGTTGACCACAAAGCGGTCGTCCGGGTTGGTGAGCCCCGCAGCCACCAGTTGGGTATAAGCCCCCTCCTCCGCCGCCAGGCGCTTCACAAAGGCCACCATCGCGTCCTGCACGGTGGTGTCGGCGCCGTCGTAAATGAGTACGTCGAATTTGTAGGGTTCGATGGCTGCCAGGAAGTCGGTGTAATCGGCGGATGCGGGAGAACCATCGGCGCCGCCGGAGAGCGCCTTTCCCACCGTGGCGGCCAGGGCTCCGGTACCACTCCAGGCCACCCAGTCGTTGGCGGATAGCTCCTCCACCGTCTTTGCGGTCTGCTGGTCCACAATCTCCCCGCCCACCACCGTGGACACGGCGAAAGCATCCTCCGGGTCAGTCAGCTCGGTAATGACGATGGAGATATCGTTGCCCCGAACCCCGGGATACTTTGCGGTGGCCGTCAGGGGCGAAACCTCTGCGCTTGCCTGCTTCTGCCCGGTGGCCCCCAGGCGGTAGAGCAGCAGCTTATTGGGGGCCGCCGTCCGGTTGGTGCCCTTGAAGATCTCGTTGAGGAACCGGTTCTTGGGATTGGTGATGTCATACCCGGTGTAGGGGGTCATATTGGCCCCGGCCTCGATCTCCTGCACCGTCTCCACCGGGCCCCAGCTCATGGCCTCCGCGATGGCTACCACGCCCCGGTCGCTGACCGTGAGCCCCAGCCCCCGGTCCGAGGTAAACCGGATGTATACGCCGGGCCGAATCTTGTTCTGGTTCGTCCAGGTGCCTCCTGCCATGTCAATCACGCTCCTTGTCTTTGAAGAATGCCTTGACCGCCTTGTCGGCCTCGGCGATGGTATACTCGCTCTTACACAGGACTACCCCGAGGAAGTCCTGCTGATATTTCGCATAGCGGTGAGCTTTCAGCAGAATCTCCCGCCGGTACTTTTTAGCTTTCATCTTTCAGCCTCTCGTCGTAGTTCATGGCCTGCATCTTGACCACAGCTTCGGGGATAGATACCCGCTCCAGCAATTCGAAGCGATAGTGCAGGGCGTCCAGATCTATGCGCCATTCCCGTTCATGGGCCCGCAGCAGGATGGTTCCCGCCGTCTCCCCGTCGGAGTAGGGGAAGGTCTCCATCAGCAGATCCAGGGTCTCCCCTGCCCGCTGGTACCTCTGCTGCAAATCCGGGCGGTTGTAGTCCTCCAGATAGGTGAGGTCAAGCCCCAGCCTCCGCCGCCAGAACCCGCCGGTCTCCAGGGTTGTATAGTTGTAACGGGTCTGGAGGAACATGCAGGGCGGAATACTGCCCTGCTGGTTGGGGTCTTCGTAGAAGGCCACACTTGGGAAGCAGGGGGCCAGGTAGTCCGCCAAGGATTTGGCGATGGTGGTTACAGTCAGGTTCATTCCATCAGCTCCTCCAATCCCTTCAACTCCTCCCGCAGTACCCGGCGGTACTCCTCCACCGCCTTGTCTACCATGAACAGGCCGGGGACATAGGCCGTCCGGGTACCTACCACGATACCGCCCGTTCCGTCTGGGTTAAATTCCAGCAGCCCGGAGCCCGGATTGATGACCAGCCCAGGCACAAAGTGGCGGTCCATCCGGTGCCCGTCGTTGACAAAGGAGGCGTACTGCTTGTCGTTGTTGAGCTCCGACACATAGCTGTCCCCCTGCCGTACCGGTCTGGGACGGCTGTCGGTCACCCAGTGCTGCTTCATCTCTCCGGTGCGGGTGTTGGTTCCGCGCAGACTGTTGACGGTGGGCGGCGTCTCCTCCACTGCCTTTTCCACGGCCCGTAGGGCAGCATTCATTCCGGCCCGCGCCAGAATACCCGGAATTTGCGTCTTAGCCTGTCTGAGCTGCCTTATGCGCTCCTCCAGGTTCATCTTCCACACCGCCTTTCACCCGCTCCTGCTGGAGCAGACGGATTTCCTGGTGGGCCAGTCCCGGCATGATAGCCCCGAAGGGCTCAAAAAAGTGGTTGGGGCCGGAGGCAAAGGCGCGTATGTCCGGGATGCTCTTGCCGAGAACCGCCCCCCGGTGAATGATGAGCTCGTCACCGGCCTGGATGTCCACTTCGTTGTCACACTGGAGCCAGTCCTTTTGGTCTGCTGATGCCGCGGCCTGGCTCATGCGGACCTCCGGCGCTTCCACCTGATAGAGGCGGCAAGGGATATTCCGGTACAGCTCTCTCCGCTCGTGGCGTGTCAAGCTCCCATCCTGTACCGGAACCACCCGCCAGATGTCCACGGTATCGGTGTACCAGTCGCGGAAATTCATAAGACATAACTCCCTCCCATGCCCACCAGCCTGGCCTTTGTGGCCAGAAGCTGCCCGTATTGGGTGGCGTTCAGGTCGCCCCAGTCCTCCGTCGCTTTCGTGAGGGCGTCTGTGTCATAAGTGACACTGTCCTGCCCCAGCTTGGCCGAGGCCACCACCCCCACCAGCGCCCCGGTGGCCGCGGCCTGCCCGGGCGTCTCGCTGGAGGGCGCGTAGGTTTTCAGGTAGAGCGTGGCATAGTGGGCCGTATACAGCCCTGCGGCGTACCGCGAGCCGTCCAGCCACTTGTCCGGCTGGATGGCAGCATTGGCCTGCCGGATGAACTCATCCAGCATGGTCCTGGGCAGCAAGCTCTCCCCCAACCCGGTAAAGAACTGCGGGAAATCCTCCTGGAATTGCTCTGCCGTGTAATTCCCCGCGCTGTTGCCAAGGTTGGCCGCCGCGGCCCGCACACCGTAAAATTGCGGCTGGCCCCAGTAGAACATGGCTCCCGCCTCCTATTCCTCGGTGGTCTCCGCGCCCCGTCGGGTCTTTACCTTTTTCTCCGCCGCTTTCTGTCCCTCCCTGTCGGAAGTGCCGGAGGGCACAACTTTTCCATCTCTGACAAGGGCCCGGAAATAGTCCGTCTCAGCCGCCCAACCGGGCACAGTCTCCATCATGCCAGCCCGCAGCCGGACGGCAGCAGAGCCGTCCGGGGCGGGAATGACAATGTTCCGTTTGCTCAGTACAAACATGCGCGCCCTCCTCAGATGCCGTCCACGTACAGGATAGAGGTGGGGTAGAAGAGCTGCACCTCGGAGAGGTTGGCCATGTAGGCGGTGTCGTAGCACACATTGGCCACGTTAGGGGCGGACATGATGCGGCTCATGGGCACCAGCTCGTCCATCTTGACGAAGCGCTCGTGGTTCACATAGACCACCATCCGGTCCTTGTCCCCGGTACCCGCGCCCTTGCACCACCGGGTGGCCCCGATGAAGAGGGAGCCGCCGTTCTTGGCCGCCGCGTTGTTCTTCAGCAGGAAGTCATAGATGGTCTCGGTGGCCAGGTCGGTAACCATAGTGGTGAGGATGTAGTTGTACTGCTCATAGGGAATGAGGATGTGGTTGGGCACAGCAGTCTCGTCGTACTCGTTTGCGGCCCACACAGAGGTAATGGCGTCGTTCACGTCCTTGAGGATTTCCTGGGGGGTCTTGGTGGCCCAGGCGGCGGTGCCCTTTGCGCCGTTGACGGCGGTGGTCTCGGTGGCGTCTGGGTTGTTGACCAAGCCGGTGGTCCCGTAGTCCCCGATACCCACATAACCATTGGCGTCCATGTGCTTGTCGTAGGCCATTCTCACGCCGTCCTGGAGCAGGTTGTCCAGGCTGCGGCCGATGTAGTTGGCCCGCTGCATATCCTGGAACATCACCCGCAGGGCGGCGGCGAACACGTGGGCCTTGTATACCCCCTTGTCCACACTGGCCTGCACCACGGGAATGCCGTTGGCGCCGCCGGCCGTCACGGGGCTGTTGACCGCGCCGCCGGTGATACCATAGGCCACGCTCATGGCGGACACGTAATCCACCCAGCCGCCGCCGGTCTGGATTACGATGTCCCTGGGATAGGTAAAGCTGGTCAGTGGCTTGCGGATCAGGGGGTCGCGCTTCTCCAGCTCACTCACTAGAAAGGCGCCCCCAGAGGCGATGCCGTCGGCGTCCATGACGGGCACGCCGCCCACGGGGGCGGGACCGGCCGCCTTGGGGGTAAACACCCCCGCATTGTAGGTTCCTACATTCTGAAAGCTCATTCTATGTCCCTCCTATCAGGCGTTGTTCATGGTCAGGATACGCAGCTCCGCGACACCGTTGGCATCGGCGGGCCCTGCCCACTGGCAATTGGTGAGCTGCACCACCTTGCCGCTGTCGTCCTCTGCCTCAAAGCCTCCCACAGCGGCGGTGGAAAAGCTGCCGTTAGCGGTGATGCGGACATAGACCGCGCCGCCCAGAGCGGGAGTGCCGCGCTGGCACTGCACATTGATGGCCCCGCGCTGGAAGACGCTCACCGGCTCGCCAGGGGCATACTGGCCCTGACTCTGGTCCAGATAGGTGAGCGCGCTCTTGATCTCAGCTCCGGCCACGCCCACAAACTGGGCCGCGGTTGCGGCCGCTCCCATGGGGACTACCTCTGCTCCGTCGTATTTCAGCGGCGTGCCGAAGGGAATGGGCGCACCGCCTCCGGCGGGGCGCGTGTTTACAATCATGTCAGGCTGCCGGGCGTAACAGCCCGCAAACCCGTGGGGCATTTCCTTGCCGATCACCTGGGGGTTGAGTCCCATAATATTCACTCCTTACGATGTAGCCAGCATCCCCGCGGTGCGGAGCGCGGCCAATAGGTTGTTGAAATCCTGCTGCGTGGGGGCTGCGCTCAGGTCCGCAATGGCGGCCATCTGCTTCACGCCTCCGAGGGTGGCTGCGGCGGCAGCGGGCAGTGTATACGACGGCCCGGCCGGCCCCTGGTCACCCTTTGGCCCTTTGGGGCCTTCCGGTCCTGCGGGCCCCTGCGGCCCAGTTTCCCCTTGCGGTCCCGGTTCCCCCTGTGGGCCGGGGTCCCCTTTGGGGCCCTGAGGCCCCGCAGTGCCCTGCGCTGCGGGCACTGGCCCCACATAGGCAATGCGCAGCTCGGCCACGCCATTCCCGTCCGCCGGGCCGCCCCACTGGGCGTTGACCAGCGCCACAGTGTTTTCCCCGTCCGCCTCCGCCTCGAAGTCGCCCGGCTGATAGCCTCCGCTGGCAGTTACCCGGACATAGACTGTTCCATCCACCGCCGGAGCGCCCTTCCGGCACCTTACGTTGATGCACCCTCGCTGGAATACGGAGACTGGTTCTCCCGGGCCGTACCGCCCCTCATTCTGGCTGTAAAACTCGGACGCGGACTTGACCTCCCGGCCGGCCACGCCGATGAACTGGTTTCCGGTGTTTCCAGCCCCCATGGGGATCACCTCGCCCTTCTGCCCCCGTACCAGGGGCATCCCGAAGGGTATGTCCTCCGCTCCGCCCAAAGGGGCGGTGGTGACGATCATATCCGGCTGTCTGGCATAGCTGCCGGAAAAGCCATGGGACATATCCCGGCCAATGGTCTGAGGACGAAGGGGCATCATTCCCCCTCCTTCCCCGCCTTGTGGGGATTACGGGCTGCATAGGCGGCCTGCGCCTCGGCGCAGGCAGTCTCATAGCTGGTGCGCCTGGCCGTGTCGGCGGCCTTCTGTGCGCTGTCCCGGGCGGCCTGAACAATCCCGCTCATCACATCGGGACCCTGGATGGTGGAGAGCAGCGCATCCACCACGCGGGCGCGTTCGGCCCGGTTCTGGATGGCCGCCACAGCGGGGCGCACCTTCTTGAGCAGGGCCACAGCCGCATCCCGTGTACCGGGCTCCATCAACTGGTCCGCCATTTCTTCGGCGGGGATAGTGACCGCCTTCTCCTTCGCCACCGTCTCCTCTCCGGCCAGCTTCTCAATCAGGTCGTCCAGGTCCTCTTCATCGTGGAGGGGCCGCTCTCCCCGGCCTCCCCGGGCCTTCGCCTCCAGCATCTCCAGAATGCGGTCCAGCTTGCTCCCGATGTCGTCGCCCTTGGGGGCGCGCTCCACCATCTCGTCAGAAGCCTGGGCTGCATCACCAGCGGGTTCCGCCTCCGGCGCCTTTGCGGCGGGTTCGGCGTCCAGCGCAGTGGCGACCGTACTCACATCGCGGGTCAACTGCTCCAGCTCCTCCGGTGCAGCGTCATTTGCCGCCAGGCCGAAGAACCGGTAGAGCGCCTCTTTGGTCTCTTTTTTCATTCGTTTCAGTCCTTTCTCCGCCTTTCCGGCGGCGTGGTCTTTTATTGCAACACTGTGGCCCGCCCTGCCTCTCGGCACAACCGCCACGTGATTGCCCACCAGGTTTGTCTGCCGGTATCCGTCCAGGTATGGTTCAAACCTGCAATAATAGCCGCAGGAGACCTCCCTCAGCACGCCGCTTTCCACGTCGGAAGCCAGTCCGGGGTCCTTGATAATCAGGTCGGCCACGGTGTTGTCCCCATCCCGGCGCACATGCTCCAGGTGCCCCTTGGAGTAGGAAGCCTGGTTCTCCGCAGCCAGCATCTCCGCCGGGTGCCCCCTGGTGATGTCCTTTCCCTCCAGGCTGGCCAGCGCCGCCGGAGAGAACACGTCCTCCTCCAGGCGGTAGACGGTCACTGGCCGCTCCGGTTCTCCTTCCAGCCCCAGTTCTCCCGCCGTATACATCTGCGTGCCGGTCCGGTTGATCGGCACATCGTAGCAGATCAGGTATCCCTCCGGCGTCTTGACCAGGTGCTCCGAGATATGGGAGCCATAGTACGCAACCGCCATCACTCCACCCCCGGCACCATTGCGGCATAGTCCGCGTCCCGGCCGGTCTGCCGGGAGATCAGGGAGGAAATCAGCGCCACATGGTCGGTCTCGTCCTTGTTGATCTCCAGCAGCACCCCCAGATCCTCCCGCGGTGCCAGGGCCATACAGGCCAGATACAGCCGCGTGGCCTCGATCTCCTCGGCCAGCGCCCTTTGCAGCAGTTCCAGATAGGTCATGCCGTCACCTCACTTTGCAAATAAAAAAGGAGCCGGCAGGATTTCTCCTGTCAGCTCCATTCAGCTCTTCCCGCCCACCATTCAGGGCGTGGGAACAATATTCAGTTTCTTGCGGGATACCGTCTGTACCTTGATGGTTCCATCCTTGTCCAGCAGCAACTCCACCCGCAGTCCACGCTTGAGCGCGGCCTCAATGGCCCGTATCACTTGCTCTGTCATTTTCCTTCACTCCAAAATTCCCTGTTCCCTTAGCTGCCGCATGGATTCCCGGTACTTCCTATCCATCTCCTGTTCGGTCGCTTTCCGCTCAATCTCATCATCTGTGATACCATAAACCGTCGCCCAATCTTCGGGAGAATCCCCAATATCGGCATCATAGGCTCCCGGCTCATAGACCTCCACAATTGTGGCGATCCGGCCATCCTTAAGTAAAACAGATTCATATTGCTGATATTTTGCCATTTATATCTTCTCCATATGAGCTGTTACAAAGTGGGTTGTTCCATCCGGTCTGACATTCCAGGCAAGCAGTACATTCGCAGGGCTTCCTTTACGTCCATACAGGACAACCAACTGTTCATAACGCCTTCCATGAACATCCTCCCGTTTGAGTACAGAGGGATACCTTGTTGCTGCATCCAGAATTTCTTCCCGCATCTTTTCCCAGTTGTCTTTATTATAGCCTAAGCGGGACGAAAATGCATCCCCCTTTGGATACCCGTCTCTGCTTTCCGGGTTAAAAAAATACCCTGTAAATTTGGCGTCTGCGGCGCTGGCTTTGTCTGCTCCGGGAAGTGCCCGCTCTGGATGCTCCAAAAGCCCGGCCCTCCTGCGGTAATCCAATCGCCACAGACGGTACCGCTCTCCGTCCTCCCGCTTCTGATGCAGGAAGGTCTCAAATCTCCCGGGCACCCGGTTCCCCAGCGTCACCCGGTAGCGCTCCCACTGGCGGTAATCCGCCAGCCATTGGGCCCGGGCCCGCTCTTTTTTGCGGTAAGCCGCAATCTGGCTCTCCGACCGCGGGTCTCGGCTGAACGGGTTCTTGCGGGGGTTGGAGAAATCCTTTATTTTTTGGATCTCCCCATCTGTCCGGCCCGCCGCCGTCCAGGGCAGCAGCACATGGAGGCAGTTGGGGTGTATGTTCAGCCAGGTGTTTGCCAGTGTGTCCGGCCCTGCCGGGTCTACCTTCCCGAACGCCGCCGCCAGGGGCGGGAAGTCCGGGTCTGTGCCGCTGCGGGAGTACACCCGGCCCTCATAGGGTGCGCACAGGGCGCAGGTAGTGCCGTGGCTGGATATCATGTATAGGTCGTGCTCCGGGTCCGCGGTGAGCACCGCCAACACCTCCGCCTGCCGGGAGGTGGTTCGGGAGACCATCGTGCAGTAGGTATGCAGGCTCCAGTCCCGGCCCGCCTTGTCGGTAAAGGCCCGGACGCCCTCCCGCCGGAGCGCCTGCACAAAGGAGGGCACCGAGGCGTTCACGCCGCGTCCTGCGGCCTGCTGCTCCGCCACCTGTTCCAGCCCTACCCGGCGGTATACGTCCGGCTCCACGCGGCCAAACAGGGCGGATTGCAGGGTAGCCATCACAGTCATGGAGGCGTCGGTTATCTCCCCCATCAAGTTTGCCGCCAGCCGGTCCACAATGGCGTGCTGCTCACCCGTGAGCACGGCCGCGTTGGCGTAGCCTGCGGCGTGCTTGGCCGCCGTCTCCGGCACCTCCAGGGCCTTCCGGGCCTCTGGCACCCGGACATAGAACTGCTTTTCAATCATCTTTGGGGCGTATTCCCAGCAGTCTGATTCCATCTGCCGGAGGATGGCCTGCACCCGCTCCAGGGCGGCCACAGCGTGGTAATCCACCAGGCCCTGGGAGCGAAGCCGCCCGATCTCGTTGATGATGGCGGTTTCCGCTCTTAGATAGATGGAGACGAGCGTTTCCAGCTCTTTCTCATTCGGCGCCCGATTCAGCGTTGGCATAGAGTATCACCAGAACTTAGAGAGGACTGTTCCCGCAATCTCACCAGCCGGCCCAAGAAATTCCGTCACTCGCTTCATGGTGGAGTTTTCTTCCAGGTATTCAATGCCCGCAGGAGTGATTTTTAGGCCGCTGGTTTCCTTGAACTGAACAGGGCTCCCAATTCTCCGGACTTCTGCAATCCCCTCGATGTATCCATCTGCCAACAGATGGGCCAGCATGTAGGTGAAGTATTCCTCGTGGACTGGGAAGTCCTTTGTGTTGGGGGCCAGCAGATTCCAGTCAGGGGCTATATTCTGTTTCAGGCATTTATACAGATAACTCAGGAATTTATTGACTAACACAAAGTAATCGTCTTTCGCCATGCTTATTCCCTCTCGTTGTCTTCCCAAATATCTTCCTGCCCTGGCGGGCAGTCGCCAGTATTATCAGAAAAATAATGATACAGCTCTTGTGTGGTAGCATTCGGATTTCTTTTTATATATTGCATCATTAAATCTTCCACGCCAAATGCTTCTATCGCTTCAACAAACCACTCTAAATCTTCTTCCAAAAAAGATTCAATTCTTGATTCCTCTTCATGGACAAAGGGCCGCAGGGCCGCTATTAACTGATAATGTCCATTCTCCCCCATAATACAAGCGTCACTCCTTCCAGGACTTTTTAACGATCACACTTCCGCTACCATCCGCCTCAAGCCAATACCGCTTGCCCTTATAGCTGACTTGACCTTGTTGTCCCGTTTTGGCTCCCGGATATTTGGTATTGAACTCACCCCGCAGAATACCGAAGGTCTTGGCTGAGACGGTTTTCCCCCGCTTGTTCGCCCTCTTTGACGGCGCGTACTTTGTTTCCCCAATTTTACTATTTCCGCCGCCGCTTGTCCATCTCCCTTTTTTATCCCTTGGCTGGCTGGGCGAATAATCCCATGTCAGCGCGTCCTGCGCGGCCCCCTCAAAAGGGGCGGATATCTCCCCTCCGTACCCCAGCCCTGCCAATGGATCCCGCAGGGCGGTCACATCCTGGTAGGTTTTCCCGGCGTTGGCCGCGATCTCCTCTTCGGAAATACTGTCAAACATCCCGGTCTCGTCCGCCAGCTTCTTGAGCTCCCTCTGAGCCGTGTCCGCCCGGAACAGGCCCGCCTGAAAGGTATCCCGGATGGCCTGGGCCTTTTTCAGCGCGATCTCCGCCACCTCGGCCGCCGTGGGAGTCCACAGGGGCGGGAAAGTGATGTCCAGCCCGTCGGGTACCGCCCCCCAGGCTGACATGGCCAGGACCGGCAGCAGCTTTTCCAGAATGGGCCGAAGCTTGGCCTCCCGCAGCGTGTCCACGTAGTCATAGTAGTTCCGAAGGTCGCTCTCCCCGGTGGCGTTCATCCCCGCCGGGGAGCGTCCGAACAGCTTGGTCACCGGAATCCGGGACGCGCCGGACAGGTCGAGGCACATGGAGTCGTAGACCTCCTGGAGCCCGGTAAAGGTGTACTGGGTATTCTTAATCTGGTCGCCCCGGTTGACCAACTGCATGCCGAAATTGGACTTCATCACGCTTTGGGCCTGCATCACGTTCCAGAACCGCCTCTGCTGCTCCCCGGACGTAACGGAAAAGAGCTGGTCCAGGTTCTGCACCTCCATGGTGTCCACGTTGGCCCGGAAGGTGAGCGCGGCCATGTTGGCGGCCACGTTGTCATGCTTAACCACATCATTGTATAGGGCCTCCACCTCGGACTCTCCCCAGTACAGCTCCGCCACCCGCTCCAGGAAGGGCAGGTCGCGGCCGGTGAACCGCACCAGCCTTGAGTGGTGCACCTTCGCCACCGTGTTCCCCCTGGCGTTGGTGATGGAGTAATAGGCGGGCACCGGCTCTCCGCCCTCGAATACCAGCTCCATACCGGGTACCACGCCCTGCCAGCGGTCGAGTATGTAAAGCCCTTGGAAGGTACCGGGGTAAATGCTCTCCAGCTCCAGCGGCTGGCCCAGCATCCCCTCCTGTCCGCGGATCATGATAAGTCCGGCGGCGCCGCCGTACAGCCTGCCCCACCGCAGTCCCTCGTTGACCCGCTCCCGGAGCGCCGTCACGCGCTGAACGCGATCCAGTTCCTTCAGGTGCTCCGGCCCCACCGCTCCGGCGAGAGCAAACCACTTCTTTGTCATGTCGTCCGGGATGATGCCCACCACGTTCTGTACTACCCAGTTGTCCCGGTAGAGGGAGTTGAGCAGGGCGTAGTTGTCCGTCATCCGGGTCAGCGGATACTCTGTGGCCTCCAGCGGCGACTGGGAGCCATAGCCCAGCCGGAACAGCGGGTTGGAAAATGCGTCTTGTACGCTCACCGCCTCGGTATTTGGTTGTGCGCCCCTGGGGCGGCTTTTATTGCGTCTGGACACTTACTCGAACCTCCAGTCCGGCAGTGAATTGATGTAATAGCGCAGGGCGTCCGGCCCGTGGTCCCGCTCCTTCAGGGGCTTCTCATCCCCCCGCTGGCCCGCCTTCTCGTCCCACAAATAGGTGCCCAGTTCGTCCAGCAGGCCGGCACAGGCTTCACTGACCAGAATTTTTCTGCGGTGAAACAGGCTTCCGGTCTTGCGTATACCGTCCAGCACCTCATTTTCCGCAGGGATGACATACACCCCCCGCCGCCTCAGTTCCTCGATAAACGAGGCCGCCGAGGGATCTACGATCACCGCGCACCATTCCCTGCCCAGAAAGTCCAGAAGGTCGTCGGCATACTCCTGGTCGGTCTTCTGCCGGCGCTCCTTCCGGCTGTCCCAGCGGTACTCCCTGTCCACCCGGATCACTCCATCGTGGTCATAGATGTCCAGAAACACCGTAGGGTTGGCGGTACCGTAGTCACAGGCCACGGTTCTCTGGGAAACCCATTCCAGATCCACCGGGCGTTCCTGCGTCCGGTAGACATTCTCTGTCTGGTCAAACATGTCGTAGATAAGCCCCTCCGACATGACCCACAGGCCCAGAATGTACCGCTGGTAGAACACCCCGGCATACATGCTCCGGTATCTGGCCCGGGTGGCCTCGTCCAGCGCCGGGTTGTCCTCCATGGTGAAGTGCAGATGGAGGGCCTTGTGCTCCTCCGCCTTTAGAATCCACTCCTGCCGGAACCAGTGCTGCGGCCCCTCCGGGTTGCAATTGAACCATAGCTTTGCCCCTGTCACGGAGCACCGAGCCATGGCCTGTTCCACAAAAGAGCGGGGCATCAGGGCCACCTCGTCCAGCAAAACCCCCGCCAGGGTGATACCCTGAATCAGCGTGTAGGAGCTCTCGTCCTTGCCGCCGAACAGGTAGAAGCGGTTCTCCCGCACCCCACGCCGGGCCGTAATTACATGGCCGGAGCGGCTGTAGGAAATGGTGAAGTTCTGCCGCAAATACTGCACCGCCAGAAGCGGCGTCACAATGTTGCGCTCCACCGCCCCTACCGACTTCCCACAGAGTGCAAACGCGTAGCCGTTGAAACGTCCCATTGCCCACAGGAAGAAGGACAACGACATGACTGAGGTTTTTCCCGACCGCACCGCCCCGTCACAGATAAGCGCATCATAGTCCCGGTATGGGAAACGCAGAATCTCCCTCTGCTTTTCAGAGAAGCCCATTTCCCATCTCCTCCTTCAGCGACGCGGTGATCGGATCGTCGTCCATGTCCTGCATACCGCCGGCGCCCGCCGCCCCCTGCTCTCCCAACAAGTCAAACAGCACCTTTGCCGCCTTCGCGTCGCCCTTGGCCGCCTTTAGGGTCAGGCCCGCAATCACCGCCATCTGGTTATCCACATCCTCCGGTTCTACGCCGTCACGGGCCAGCTTGTTCCATGCCCGCTTGTCCGCCACCGGGAGAGAGAGGTACAGGTCTGCCGCTTCTCTCAGGCTACGCTTTCGCCGCCGTGACGCGCCGGATGCACGACCGCCTTCACGCCCGAGTTCTCTAGCTTCGCTCTGGCTTCGCTGATCCATCGGTATAAGATTCTGTTCATTCGGCATGTCACCACCTCTCGGTCAATTCTTGGTGCCACCGCCCGCCTCATGCGGCGAGGAGCGGCGTATGTGCGCCGTCCCGCTTAGATTGTCACACCAGTACTAATGCCGGTAGTTTTCAGCGGGATAGCGCTCGGTGGGAGTCATGGCACCGCCACCGCTTCCGCCTCCATGACAGGCGGGCGTCATGTCCCTTCTCCGGGGCCGTCAGACGCTCTAGGCTACCCGGTATAGTGTCTTTCCACCGTCATTCGCCGCCAGAGGGGTGCGGCCCCTCATGCCCCGAAATGTGGAGTGGTGTTCGACCGGCGGCATATTGCACACAGTAGGGGCAGCGGCTACACCGCCGCCACCCCATCCGTGTGAAGGAGGAAGGGGAATGAAAGAGAATGGGAGCGCAGGGGCACACGCTCCCACACTCCCATTTTCGCATACATATTTCTGTTCGCTCATAAAACCTTATGAATCCGCAATATTTTCTATGAGATTATAAAAGGTTACTCGTCTTCCGTCTTGCACAGTTCGTCTAGGGTGATGTGATAATATGCCGCCATCAACTTGAGCGCCGTCATTTTTGGTTCAACTTCCCCGCGCTCATATTTCCTGAGAGCATCCGGGCTCAATCCCATCAATTGTGATGTGACTGTCATGCTCCGCACTGGCCGCACGGACTCCCGTAGTCTCCTCAGCCTCTCCGGAAACTCGTTCAAGGGCTATCACTCCTCATGCTGTCCGCCCTCCCCGTCGTGGATGTTGCCTCCGTGTATGAGATTGGGCCAATTCTCCGGCTTCGCCTTGTCCTCCAGCGTCCAGTCGTTACACAACCCGTTCTCGTCTGCCAATACATAGCGCCCTTCGTCTTCCCAATAGGTCACAACGCCGAGGATACAGACACATTCGTTTCCGTCCTCGTCCTCGCCCCATTCGCCCAGCATATCGCCGGTAAAAATCTTGTGTACTTCGGATGACGGCCACGCTTCTCGCCGTATGTCGATGTTGGTGTACTGGCAGACCGTGGAGGGGGCAACCTCAAAGAAACCGCCGAGCATGATTCCTTTTGTGGGCGGGTCTGCCCTGGCCGATACCAGCCGCGGTAGAATGTACGCTCCGGGCATAAAGTCGGCATCTTCCGGGACATCCACAATGTTTCCCTCCACCCACTCGCCGTTATCCAGCCGTTGGGCCTTGAAAAGTATTTCTCTGGTCATTTGGCACCTCCGATTGTTGGTATATAATCCATACTGAACGGAACTTCCTCCATCATTGCTCCGCAAGGGCAGGTATACAGTTCGACCCGTTCATCTTCGGAAATATCGTCAGGAAAGTCTACGCTGAAAAAGAACCCGCAATCAGGGCATTTCAAGGAAATCATTGGGCACCTCCGATGATCTCGTCCAATGTGGCCCGCCTTATGCTCCTCAGCGTAGGAAACGTTTCATCAAGGTTATCAAGACTGCCCTTATAGTTGTCTTCGTCATCATACATGTAAAATGTCTGTCCCACTATATCAACGTATGCCAATGTTTTAACAACTGGATATAGCACTTTGATAGCCTTCGCCCTCTCCACCTCCTGCTCCGTCCAGCGGGGCTTGCGGGCGATGTTTTCTGGATGATTTATGAGATTGTTAAGACATTCCACAGTGGAGAATCCCCAGCAGTCATTTGATATTTCAATCTGGAATGTCCCATATTTATTGATACGAAATCGCCCTAACGTGTTTCCTCTAATTTCAAACTTTTCTTCTGGTTCAACCCCAAGCACCTCGCAAATTCTCGGCTTGTCCATGTTGGCCCCCCTCCTTGATTTTCAGGTACTTTTCGATGGCTTCGTTTAGGTCGGCCTCCTCGTCCATGCGAGCGCCGCAGTTGGGGCAGTACGTTAGCCTGTAAGGCTGGCTATACGCAATGTGGTTACAAGCAGAACACAAAAAATGATATGTTCCATAACTTTTCCCGCAAGAACAGTATGCATTATACTTTACGGGTTTCCACTTCCCATGCCGCACCGGGGCAACGTCGGCGGCGGGGAGCCCCTCAAAGTCCGAAACAACAGAGGCACATGATTCGTCTGCGAAAAGCCATAGCAGATTGATAGCATCCGCCTTCTCGATGTACTCCTTCATTCCTCCGCCTCCCACTGTTTCTTCATGTCTTCGTATAACTCTTCCATCTTTCGATTCCACCCCTTGAGCTTCCACAGGACAAGCAGGCCAAGCGCTATCCACTCAACAGCAGCTATGATCGTCAGAATATCAGCCATCCTGCTCCCTCCGTAGTGCGGCCTCATATTCTTCTTTTGTGATGACCCCGGTCACTTTCATGGTATACAATCCATCTTCATCTTTTGGGTTATAGATGGACACCACGCCATATCCGGGCTGGAACACCACGCACCGCCCCTCCTTGTCCGCCTGGACCAGTTCGCGGAGGCGTTCAGGTGTTATACCAAGGGCTTGTCCGGCCAGCTTTAAAACATCATCCTCATTAAATGCCCGCTTTAGGTCCTCCGGCTCCAGACCAGTGTCCTCGTAGGCGGCGAGGCGGAGAAACCTTTCTTCGGGGATATTTCTGGGGTAACCTTGTTTTAGCCGGATCTCATATTCTCTGCGCTGTGCATCGGCTTCTTTTTTGTCTGTCAACCGTTCCATGTCAGTCTTCCTTATGTCTCATACACAACATCCAATCTACACAAGGCCGCATCCCTCTCCCGCTTCACCTGCTCCAGCTCGGCCTCTTGCTCTTCTAATAGCAAGTGCCTCCTATCAAGTTCTTTCGCCTGTTGAAATACTAAATCCACCTTGCTTTTTAGCTCAGCCCGCAGCGTCTCGTTTTCGGCCTGGAGCGTGGAGAGGGTGCTCCGTACTTTCTCCACCACGGTTCTCATGTTCTGCATTGTGTGGTCGTCCCAGCTGGTTATCCAGCGCAGGAACCGCTTCTCTCTCTCCGTCAACTCTACACCCCGTAAAATGTCCTCAAATTCCGCTGGGATTTTCATTATTTTTTCCCCTTTCCGGCGGCCCATCAAAGGCCGTCCAGTATTTGTCGTACAGATCCATCGCAAACGGCTTGATGTGCTTGCAGTACAGATATCCATCCCTGCACCCTTCTGCAATCTCCAGGCCGCCCCATTGGAGCTGGGCTATCCCTGCGCCCTCAATGTAGATTGCCGTCTCCTGGGTAATGGATTCCAGTTCTGCGCGTGTGTATTGGTGTCTCACGGCGATACCTGCTTCCCATCGTCAATCTCAAACTTGATTTTCATCTGGGCGGGGCATAGATCAACTTCTGGCCGGCGTTTCCCCGTCCACCGCAACCCGCCAGCCTGTCCTACGCATTTCCACCCAGCCGCCCGCAGGCTGGACCCGTTTTCGCTGTCCAGTATGTATGTAATCAGTTTGTGGTAGCCCATTGCTCTGGCAGCTCTCCAGGCTGCGGCATAGAGCATACTGCAAGCGTTGTGCGTCCCATCGGTACAGAGGCGGTTAACCTCCAGAGTCCAGCCGTCATCAAGATAACGGCTCACCGGCCTACCTACAATAGCAATGCCGACGATTTTCTCTCCGTCGGTGCAACCAATGGAAAATTTGTGGCCCGTGACCGGCTTGTGGTGCCGATGGTGCTGCTCCACAAAGGCATTGGCCTCTTTCAGTGTAATGGGACAAACCTCAAGCATTGGCTTCTCCCTCCGGCGGGCGGCGGTAGGCTAGCCAGGTAATCCCGTAAGCTCCAGCGCGAAACGCCCTACCATTGGCGAACGCGATGCCCTCCACCACGCTCTTGAATCCAGGCATTGGACAATCGTAAGCAATGGCAATAGGTTCTTTTCCTGTGATCACATTCCATTCTGCTATACCCATATCCTTTGCGATAATATATACCGGCTCCCCGTCCATCTCCCGCAGCTCCTCCAGCGTCAGCGGCTCGTTCGACTCGTTGCTCTGCCACTCTTTGCACCTTGGACAATCTAATGGAGCATATCCCCGAAGGGTACAGCTCCCCGATTTGCTGTAATGCAAACACGATTTTGCAATCATACGCTTTTTATCCAGCGTCAGCGGCTCGTTCGGCGGGGTGAGGGTGGGCATATTAGAGATCGCCTGCAAAAGCGCACCCCGTTCAACAGCGGTTAAATCTGTTTTCTTGATATACTCCTTTAGCGCATCCGAATCAATCGCCCCCATCTTTCAGCGCCTCCTTAACCATGCGTGGGCTTCCCTTTGTGGGGATTTCTTGCGTTGGCAATAAAAGCATCCATAATAAGCGTGAGACGATTATGTTTGACTTCGCCATTTCCATCGATATAAAAGTTTTTCATGCTCCACCGCTGGAGTTCTCGACCAAATGGATAGTCTACAACTACGTCTTGCCCAATTAGGGCTATAAATTCATTTTTTGTCATTGTTCAGCGCCTCCAGTTACAAACGATATATTTTCCTTCAAATCCTTTCACCGGTTTCCAATGCTCTTTCATTCCATCCCCTCCAGCATCTCCATCTCCTCCGCTCAACCTTCCTTGATACGAACAGGAAGAACCATTATCACCAAGCAGGGCTAATTTGATATCATCCACCACAGATACCTCCCCACTGTTGGGCCATAGCCTTGGCAATTCCTCCGAATGTTTTGGAGCGGGTTTTAGGATCACGCTCTTTGCGCCCCTGGAATCGCCTGTAATTCCCGTGAGCGTCCTTACATCCACCATTGACATAAGGCTTATGCTCCAAAATAATCTCGGTTGGCATAAGCGGCGGTAGTCCCTTCAACCACAGACAAGTTCTTTTGCTGTATGGATGCCCGAATTGGTACGGCTGGATTGCCTGCTGATACGGTGGAAGGCCAACTATTTTCATCGGCGTAGGATTTTCAATCGCTATTCGGGGGCACTCCGCCTCATAGAATTTCATAAAAAACGCTTTTGCTTCCATAGCTTTTTCAAACCGTTCCGGTACGATTTCGCCGTTTACTCTCATTCGGACAGCCCCAGCTTTTGTCATGTAAGTACACGGCGGGTGGGCGATAATCAAATCCCACTGCATTTTCAGCAACTCCAGCGCGTCTGCTTGGATGTGCCATTGAGGGAAACCACCGCTGCACGGCTCAATGTCGCAGCTGTACGCATCATGCCCCAACGCCCGGAACGCTTTGCAGACTTCCTGCGACTCCTCACAGGCCACCAACACCCTCATAGCTTAGCCGCCTCGTGATCACCCAGCAGGGCGCGCGTCTTATCGTCCACCGTTTGGCACCTCCTTGGCTGCTTTCCATCGCTCTTTGCGGCTACACGTTCCGCCAGCCGCATCACAAATGCTCTTGGACGAGCAGCGTTCACATGGCCCCGCGCTAAAAAACTGTTTCATGTACTCTTTGGTGGTTGATATGGAGTATCCGGTTGCCTGTGCTATCTCCTCCGGCCCATTCCCGTCCAACGACATACGTTCCAGCAAATCACGGGATGGTCTGGGCTTTTTTACTTTGGTACGTAGGAGGCAGCCAGCTCTTTCCGTGTAGCAGTCTGGCAGAGGGCACCGCTCACAGATTTTGGCCTTCTCGGCATCCCATTCGTCAACTTTGCGCTCTGCAACCGGTTCCATCGCGTCCAGACTGCGCCAGGGTGCCACCGCTCCGCTGATGCCGTAGGGATCTGCGGTTATCAAAGCTCCATCACCTCCACCTGGATGCAGCCGGCGTCATGAAACCCGGTGGTGATGGACTTCACATAGCGCGGGTTATCGTCTACGATGACCCAGCCCTTCATGGCGTCCTCCACGGCTTTTATTATGACTGCGTGATTGGAACAGTCTAGCCCATCGTCAAACAGGAACGTCAGGCTGACGGGGCGCTGGAACACGGCTCGGCGGACGTGGGCCCGCCGCATGGCGGCCAGAGTCAGCGCGTGAAGTTCGTTGGCGTCCTTCTTCCGCTGCGCCCAGTGCTTGCCGGAGTAGTAGGCGTTCAGCCCAAACCGGCGGCAAAAGGCCGACTTGCCCTTCTTCGTGGGCGGGTATGGTATGTCAAATCGGATCGTTCCCATGTCCAAGCGCCAGCCGTTCGGCCAGCCCTCCAATCATCTGTTTTATGTCGCCAGGCAGCGCCTGGAACTCGGACTCCTGCTTGGCCCGCTCCTGATAGGAGCGCTGGAAGTTGGAGCCGATGACGCTCTGCACCGTATTGGCGTCCATCTGTGCCCAGGCTTTGAGCTGCTCCGGTGTCCCCACCAATCGGCGGAGCATGGGCGGCAGCCGCTTGAACTCCTCCCGGCTGTTGTAGGCCGACCGCTGTACGGCCCGCCATACCAACCCCCAAGCCTCCTGCGGGGCCATCTTTGGCCGCTCCGTAAGCTGCCTTATCTTGGCCTTTACCGCGCCGATGTGGGGCGGATAGCCCTTGCTGTCGGTGGCGATCAGCGCCTTGACGGCGGCGGCCACGATTGCGGCGTCATCCTCGGCAAACATGTCTGTCCACAAGGAAATAGTGTCCAATGCCTCCTGCCGCCCCACGTCCCGGTAAAACTGCGGGTAGGCACCACGGAGCACAGACATGAGCTTAATCACGTCTTCGCGTTTCACACGATGCCCTCCTCTCGGGCAATATCCAGAAACACATTTCCGCCCCTCCGCGGGGCCTGCCCGGATTTGAGCCGGTCGAAGATGATGCCCTGCCAGTTGTTGGCCATGCACTCCCCGATCAGGTCTATCACAGCCTGTTCCCCGTAGGTCTCCGCCGCCTTCTGCACCTGAGTCACCAGAGACTGGAGGCCCGTGGGCTTGTAGTCCTGTCGCTTCTCATGCTTGTACCGGATCCAGGCGGCAAAGGCATCCTGTAGGGCGGGCGAGCCCCCCGGAAGGGGGGTATGGGGGGTAATTAACATTTGTTCTTTTTCTTGTACTTGTTCTTTTTCTTGTACTTGTTCTTTTTCTTGTACT